CTATCTACAGCTCAGCCTGTGGATGGACGCGGGCGCGAACTTCGCCGGTCGCGCGTTCGGGGCGGGACAGAAGAGTGGCGTGGTCTATCTGGCTGAAATGCAGGTCGAGGAGGGTGACACCGCGACCGATTTCGATCGCCGGCCCGAAGCGCTTGAACTGTTGCTGTGCCAGCGCTACTACGAAGCAGTTGATGTGAACCGGATCCTGGGAATCACCTACACCGCCAACGGCGATTCGCGCGCCTGCATCCCGTTCAAGGTACGCAAGCGCGTGGCGCCCAGGATCACCTCGCCCTCCACCGCGCTCAACCTGGTGGGCTTCGGCTCCGAAGGCAGTCTCATCAACTTCAACGGCGGCGATCCGGGCTGGCAGTCCACCGTGGACGCGGCCGTGTTGTCCTCGATGTCCAACAACATGCAGCAGTACGGAGCGGTCGTGGTGTGGTCGACCACCTCCCAGGTTCTGGTGCACGCAGACGCGGAGCTCTGAGCCATGAGCGCAATCACGACCGAAACCGGCCGCGTCAGCGGCTTCACCACCAATGCGTCACTGCGCCCCGGACACCGTGTGATCGTGCCCTGCGGTCAGCCGTCCCATCCCGTACCGCCTTATCCCGCCACCGCCCAGGAGCGCACCTCATGATCACCGCCGATGCCCAGCAACTCGAGCCGGGTGGCCGCATTACCGTCTTCGAACTGGACGCCAGCAGTTTCGGTGCCGACCAGCTGTTCTTCCACGCGCACCTGCAGAGCGGTGTGATCATCTGGCAGGGTCAGGAGTACGGCCCCTGGCCGATCGAAGCCAGCGGCTTTGAACGAACCAGCGACCAGCCGCCGAACCCCAAACTTCGGGTCAGCAACATCGATGGCCGCATCACCGCGATGTGCCTGCTGTTCGATGATCTGGTCGGCGCCCGTGTCATCCGTCGGCAGACGCTCGCCAAGTACCTGGATGCAGCCAACTTCGAAGAGGGCAATTCCAGCGCCGATCCGGCAGAACACTTCCCCGACGAGGTCTGGTTCATCGAGCGCAAGGTCGGTGAGGACAAGCAGACGGTGGAGTTCGAACTGACTACGGCCATCGACCTCAATGGTGAGCAGTTGCCTGGTCGGCAGATCATCGCCGGCATGTGTGGCTGGCTGGTGCGGGGTGGCTACCGCGGCCCTTATTGCGGCTACAACGGGCCGGCGGTTGCCGATGGCGACGACGTGGCCACCGATGACCCCGCCCGCGACCAGTGCGGGGGCCGTGTGCGCAGCTGCAAGATGCGTTTCGGCCAGGACAAGCCTTTGCCCTATGGCGGCTTCCCGGCGGCCGGCCTGCTCCGCTCCTGATCCAGCGCTTCCGATTCTCCACTTCCAGGCCCGCTCGCGCGGGCTATTTTTTTGGGTGAAACATGCAACCAACAACCCTGCAGGCCATCCAGGCACACGCCGTGGCCGAGTACCCGCGCGAGTGCTGCGGGCTGATCGTGGCCATCGAAGGCCACGAGCACTATCTGCCGTGCCGCAACCTCGCGGGCACACCCAGTGAACACTTCCGCCTGCCGGCCGAGGACTATGCCGTGGCCGAGGACAAGGGCGAGGTGCTGGCCCTGGTGCACAGCCATCCGGACGCAGCTGCCACACCGTCCGACGCGGATCGGGTGATGTGCGAGCACAGTGGCCTGACCTGGCACATCGTCAGCGTCGGTCAGGTGGATGGCGAGGCACCCGAATGCGGTGACCTGCAGACCATCCAGCCGAACGGCTATGTTGCGCCGCTGGTCGGCCGCCAGTTCGCCCACGGCGTGCTGGACTGCTACAGCCTGGTGCGCGACTTCCACGCGCGCGAACTGGGCATTTCGTTGTCCGACTATACCCGCGACGACGACTGGTGGGACAAGGGCCAGGACCTGTACAGCCTTGAACGGCTGCATGCGGAAGGCTTCGACCTGATCGAGGGCGAACCGCAGCGGGGCGACATGATCCTGATGCAGATCCGCTCGCCGGTGACCAACCACGCAGGCGTCTACCTGGGCGACGGGCAGATGCTGCATCACCTGCATGGCCGCCTGTCCGAAACCGTGCCCTACGGCGGGATGTGGGCCGAGCGCACCCGTTGCATCGTCCGCCATCGCGAGGTGCACCATGACTGACCGTCTTCGTACCATCCGCCTGTACGGCAAGCTGGGTGCGCGCTTCGGGCGCAAGTTCCGGCTGGCGGTGAACAGCCCGGCCGAGGCCGTGCATGCCCTATGCGTGATGCTGCCTGGCTTCCAGCAGTACCTGATGGGTGCAAAGGCCAAGGGCATGGAGTTTGCCGTGTTCAACGGTAAACAAAATCTCTCCCGGGAGCAGTTGCACGACCCGCCGGGGCAGGATGACATCCGTATTGCGCCGGTGATGGTCGGTAGCAAGCGGGGTGGCGCGTTGCAGACAATCGTGGGTGTCGTTCTGATCGTCGTCGGTGTGGTGGTAAATGCGTGGACGGGTGGAACCGCTGGCACACCCTTCATCAAGTTCGGCATAAGCATGGCGGTCGGCGGCGTTGTTCAGATGCTCTCCCCTCAGCCGAGAGGCCTGAGCGCCAAAGACTCCCCCGAAAACGCGCCCAGCTACAGCATGAACGGCACCGTCAACACCCAGGCACAGGGCAATCCCGTACCGGTCGCTTACGGCGGGCACGACAAGAAAGGCATGTTCATCGGCTCGGCCGTGATCAGCGGCGGCATCCTGGCGGAGGACCAGTTTTGAACCAGATCATTCATTCCGCACAGCGTGAGCGCAGTGCACCCATACCCACACTGGCCGGCGCAAAAAAGGGCGCCAGCAATGCACGCACGCCGGTGGAAACGCCGGACAGCCTGCACTCGATGGCAGTGGCCCGCATCATCGACCTCGCCAGCGAAGGCGAGATCCGCGGCCTGGTCGCCGGCAAGCAGTCGATCTACCTGGACCAGGTGCCGATCGAGAACCCGGACGGCACGCTGAACTTCTCCGGCGTGGACGTGCAGACGCGTTCGGGCACCCAGGACCAGGAGCACATCAGCGGCTTCCCCTCGATCGAGAACGAAGTCGGCGTCAACGTCGAACTGCGCAGCGATGCGCCGGTGGTTCGCACCGTGTCCGGTGCCGATCTGTCAGCGGTGCGCATCCGCTTTGCGGTGCCCGCGCTGCAGAAGACCAACACCGAAAACGGTGATACCGAGGGCTATCGCATCATGTATGCGGTGGACCTGTCCACGGACGGCGGCCCGTTCAGCACCGTGTTGAACGACGCTTTCAGTGGCAAGACCACCAGCCAGTACGAACGCAGCCGCCGCATCGATCTTCCGGCAGGCAGCCAGTGGCAGGTGCGCATCCGTCGGCTGACCGCGAACGCCAACAGCAGCACCATCGCCGATACCGTCAACGTGCTGTCGATGACCGAGATCATCGATGCCAAGCTGCGCTATCCCAACTGCGCGCTGGCGGCGGTGCAGGTCGATGCCAGCCAGTTCCAGAACATTCCCACGCGCTCGTATCAGCTGTGGGGGCGCATCGTACGTATTCCGTCCAACTATGACCCGCTCACCCGCGTCTACAGCGGTGTGTGGGATGGCACCTTCAAGAGCGGCTGGACCAACAATCCGGCGTGGGTCTTCTTCGACATCGTCACCAACGATCGCTTCGGCCTGGGTCATCGCATCCCGCTGGACTGGGTGGACAAGTGGCGCCTCTACCAGATCGCCCGCTACTGCGACGAACTGGTCAGCGATGGCCAGGGCGGCAGGGAGCCACGATTCACCTGCAGCCTGTACCTGCAGACCCGCGCTGAGGCATACAGGGTGCTGCAGGACATCGCCACCATGTTCCGTGGCATCAGCTTCTATGCAGCTGGCCAGGTCATGGCTTCGGCCGACATGCCCAAGGACCCGCTGCTGACCTACAGCCAGGCCAATGTCATCGAGGGTCGCTTCCACTATGCGGGCAGCAGCCGCACGGCGCGGCACACCGTCGCTCTGGTGTCCTGGATCGATCCGGATGATTTCGGTCGGCAGAAGGTCGAAGTGGTGCAGCACCTGCCGGGTGTCGCCCGCTATGGCATCAACCAGACCGAAGTGACGGCGGTGGGTTGCCATTCGCGTTCGCAGGCGCAGCGCGTGGGCAACCACATCCTGCACACCGAGATGCTGGAAACCGAGACGATCAGCTTCTCGGTGGGGCTGGATGCCCTGGGTTGCATGCCCGGCGACATCATCCAGGTGGCCGACCCGAACCGCGCCGGTCGCCGCAACGCAGGGCGCATCCGCAGCGCGGGTGCGCGCACCTTGGTGCTGGACCAGCCGCCGGAGAAGATTGAAGCCGGCGATACCCTGCGTGCGACGCTGCCCAATGGGCATTCCGAAGCACGTACCGTGCAGTCGGTTGATGGCGAGACGGTCACCGTCACCGCGCCGTGGTCGGCAGTACCGGTCGCGCAGTCGGTCTGGGCACTGGAGTCGCCGGAGCTGGCGCTGCAGCAGTACCGCGTGCTGTCGATCAGTGAAGGCGAAGAGCTGACCTACCAGATCACCGCGCTCAAGCATGTGCCGGGCAAGTACGCCGCCATCGACGATGGCACGCGCCTGGAGCAGCCGCCGATCAGCATCGTGCCACCCAGTGTGCAGCCGCCGCCAGCGAACGTGCGGATGGCCTCGCATGTGGTCGTCGACCAGGGTATCGCCACTTCCGTACTCACCATCGAGTGGGACGCGGCGGACAAGGCGATTGCCTATGACGTGGAATGGCGTCGTGGTGATCTCAACTGGGTCCGTGCCGGCCGCGTGGGTACGCAGAGCCTGGAAGTGCGCGGCATCTACGCCGGCCAGTACCTGGCCCGGGTTCGTGCAGTCAATGCGCTGGGAGCGGTGTCGCAGCCGATGGTCAGCGCGCTGACGACGATTGAGGGCAAGACCACGCCACCGCCAGCGCTGTCTTCGCTCACGGTCCGCAGTCGCGTTTTCGGCATCGAGCTGGACTGGCAGTTCCCTGTTGGTGCTACCGATACCGAGCGTACCGAGCTCTGGTACAGCACCAGTCCTGACCGTGCAGCGGCCATCAAACTCGGTGACTTTGCCTATCCGCAGGCACGGCACCAGATGAATGGCCTGGCGGCCGGCGCACGTTTCTGGTTCTGGGGTCGCCTGGTTGATCGCAGCGGCAACATAGGTCCATGGCACCCGGTGGGCGCTGGCGTACTGGGAGAGTCCAGCAGCAACCAGGCGGACTATGACGCCTACTTCGCCGGTCGCATCAACGAAAGTGCACTTGGCCAGCAACTGCAGCAGAAGATCGAGCGCGTCAGCGAGGTGCTGCCGCTGGTCTGGGATGCGGAGGCGACCTATACCGCGGGCCAGACCGTCATCCATGACGGCCGGATCTGGAGCTGGCAGGACACTGCAGCGGGCAACGAAACGCCACCGGGCACGCATTGGAAGGATGTGGGCGATGCGATCGCCGATGCCGGTGCCATTGTCGGTCGGGTCGATCAGCTTGAGATGGATGTCACCGAGGTCGATGGCAAGGTGGCTGCGCAGGGGCAGAAAGTCGATGGCCTGTTCGCCCAGGTCAGCGACCACAGTACGGGCGAGGAGGACTACAACGTCGGTGAGAACGACGTTACCGCCGGCGCCATCACCGTCTACAGCGTGATGGCCGAAAAGGACGCGGCGCTGGCCAAGCGCGTGGACACGGTTGAAGCCTCCATCGATGGCGTACCTGGCAAGATCGAAGGCGTCAGCGCGGCCGTGCAGCAGGTCTCGCAGGCCGTGGTGAATCTGGATGGCAAGGTCAGCGCGACCTATACGGTCAAGGCGCAGATCAGCAGTGCAGGTCAGATCTACATGGCCGGCATGGGTCTGGGCGTGGAGCAGCAGCCCGATGGCAGTTACCAGAGCCAGATCCTGATGCAGGCCGATCGCTTCGCATTGTTCAACACCAACAGTGGCCAGGTCAGTGCGCCGTTCGTGGTACAGGGCGGGCAGACCTTCATCAGCCAGGCACTGATCGGCACTGGCTGGATCCAGAACGCGATGATCGGCGATGTGATCCAGTCCAACGCCGTGGGGGCCGATGGTCAGCCCCGATGGAGACTCGACAAGAACGGCACGTTGACGATGAGCGGCCCCGAGAACGGTGGCCGCCTGACCATCAATGACAGTGTCATCCACGTTTACGACAGCAGCGGTCGCGTGCGCGTCCGCATGGGGATCTGGTGATGGCAACAGGTATGCAGATTTTCGGCCCGGATGGGCAGATGTGGTTCGACACCAATGATCGGGCCGGAAAGGTGATGGGTGGCATGACGATCACCGGCAATTCCCAGAGTCCGGTCGGCCTGGCGGGGCTGGGGCAGCCATTTGCCATTCTTCCCAGTCCGACGTCCGACAGCTGGCAGGACCAGAACGGAAATCAGTTCTCCGCCCCGAACATGGGCGTCATGTCGTTCATTGATGGGGGCAACACGCTGATGATGCGGTTCACGTTCTCACCGATCGCCAATCCCTCCACTTACATTTTCTATGGAACCTTCTGATGTCCGTCGGTCTTGAAGTCACCAACGATAGTGGCGTCCCCGTGCTGGTGAACGCGCACTCTTTCGTCTTTTTCGCTATCGCCAAGGGGACGCAGGCGGTTGCAAGCAACCCATCTGTTTATGGCGTGGGCGGATACGTCAGCCTTCCGCCTCAGAGCGTTCCGTATCTTGTGTTCATCCGCTGC